GCCAATAAGTTTTTCGTTGACGGTGGCAACAATGTAGTTCTAATAGGTAACAACGCTCCAGTTAGTACGCTCGGAGTTGCTCCAACCCTCCAAATACAGGGCAATTCTAGTGCTAATACAGGTATGTCAATTAGCCGTTATACGAATAACGCTTCTGGGCCATACATAAATTTTTCAAAATCTAGGTCTACTAACGTTGGGGATAATTTTACCATTGTTCAAGATGGCGATGTTCTTGGGCAAGTTTCCTTTGTAGCTGCCGATGGTGTTGATATGGCTCACCAAGCAGCGAAAATCGACGCAAATATAGATGGAACCCCCGGCGAAAACGATGTGCCGGGAAGTCTTGCATTTCACACTACTGGCGATGGTAGCTCCTCGCTTTCCGAGCGGATGCGTATAAGTAGTGATGGCGTGGTGATGATAAATACATCGACCGCTGTTGCTGACGATATGACGGCTGGCGCACTTCATGTAACAAAAAATGCGACTACCACTTCTCCTACAATGATTGTGGATGATGGTGATGGTAGTGTTGAGTCTGGCTCGATCTGCATGGCTGTCATGTTTTCTAATGACAACGCATTTTCTGGTGGCAAATACATCAGCTTTAGAGATTTAGGTGGCGAGCAAGGAAGTGTGTCTGGGGATGGAGCAGGGAGTGTTGCTTACAATACCTCCTCCGATGTTCGCCTCAAAACAAACATTCAAGATACAGCATCTCAGTGGGACACTATTAAGGCCCTACAGGTGAGAGATTATGAGTGGATTGGAAACGGCAATGAAGAAACTGGATTCATCGCGCAAGAGTTACATGAGCAAATTCCACAAGTTGTTCATGTTGGTGGGGAAGAAGCTGCGAAACAACCGTGGGCGGTGGATTACGGTAGAATTACTCCGCAACTTACTAAGGCTTTACAGGAAGCTATGGCTCGAATCGAAACGCTAGAAACAGAACTGGCAAAACTCAAAGAAGGAGGTAGCTGATGGCTGCGACATTCACATGGGACATCCCGCAGGTGGACAGACAAGTCTCCTCTGGGCTGATTACTAACATTCACTGGCGGCTTTCGGCTGTCGAAACAATCAGCGGCACTGAGTACCGAGCAGAGTGTTACGGTTCAAAAGGCGTGTCTGGCGATCCAAGTTCCTCAGACTTTATCGCTTACGATAGCGTGACCAAAGACAACGCGATTGCGTGGGTTAAAGCTGCGCTAGATGCTGATGAAGATGAAGACTCAGCCGCTGATAAAGAGGCCGGTCTTCAAGGTCAGATCAACAAAAAAGCAACCCCAGTAGACGCATCAGGAGTGCCTTGGTAAAAATCATTGCGCTAGTTTTGGTATTAGAGGGCGGGACTGCCGCCTACATTGGCAAACGGCTTGTTTATCACACTGTATGCGAATACAAAGAGCTTTATACCGACTCCAATAAAAGGTATCGGTGGTACGTTGTAGGTATTTATCAATGCCCTCCGTACGTGAGATGGAGAAATGATTGATCCGGTAACGGCACTTGCAGGAGCAACTAAGGCGTTTGCGGTAGTAAAAGCAATGGTCGAAGTCGGGAGATCTGCGGAAGATACCATGTTGCAAATTGGTGCTTGGTACGGTCACGCATCGGATATTTTATATGCAGAGAAGAAAGCCAAAAATGTAAGTCCTTTTAAAAAAATTGTATTTAGTAGTAGCGTTCAAGCCGAGGCTGTGAATGCGTTTGCAGCAAAGAAAAAATTAGAAACGCAACAAAAAGAACTTATTAGTATTATAGGAATGGCTTACGGTAAACAAGGATTGCAAGAGTTTCGAGAAATTCGCAAGCAGATAGCTAAGGAACGAAAAGAAACAATTTACCGTCAACAAGAATTAAGAGAGCAAATTACTTCGGGGTTTTTGCTTGTGGTAATGATTGTAGTTTTGGTTGGATTAATCGTATTTCTAATAGGAGCATAAATGGAAACTAAGCATATTGAACTTCACGATTTGGCGAATGTTTTAAACTTAATAGACGCAGCGGCAAAAAATGGAATGGTATCAGGCGAAGCGATGAGCCATATGGGTGCGATGAGAGATCGTTTTATGGCTGAACTCAAAGCACAAGCCCCTGCACAAGACAATGTGGCTACACTCGATGAAGAGCCTGTTGTTTCTGGTCAATTACAGTAGCAATAGTGGACGTAGGTTCGGTTAGTGATACTGCTCAAATTAGTTGGAAGCAGATTGCGGTGCAAAAACAGGAGCGTTTGACAACAGGCGCTGAAGGCGAATCAATCAAAGAGATGGTTGAAACAGTCATACCTGTTTTATACACCCAAAAAGGTAACAAGATCGAAACTACGACTCTTGCTCCAACACAAAAAGTAGACATAAGCGTATGAGCGATGCAGGGGAGAAGGCGCTAAACGAAGTAAATGCACATGAGCGAGAGTGCGCGTTGAGATACGCTCGTATCGAAGAGCGACTATCTGAGGGTTCTGCTAAGTTTAAACACCTTGAACATCTTATTTATGGGCTTTATGCACTGATTGCAGCGGCTGCGTTGCCGCAGTTTTTTATGGGGTAAGTAATGATAATTGAGTCTGTTGCTGCCGCTGGGATGCTGCTCCAGCAGATTAACTCGGTGATACAACAGGTAAATGAAGGCAGAGCAAATGTTCAACAGGCAATGGCCTTGGTGTCTGATTTTGGAGAAGCTCTTAACAACTTTGAGGTAGATCGTAAGAGTTCTACTTTTAAGGCTCTTTCAAAAAACGACATCCTGAAGTTGCAAATGCTTCGCAGGAACCAAGAGAGATACCAAAAGGATCTAAGGGATTTGCTTTTAGTTGCAGACCCCAAACTGCTAGAAGACTATGACGCTGCAATTAGACAGCAAGAGCAAGATAGGAGAGCACACGCAAGGATGGTAGCAAAAAGAAAAAAGGAAAGACAAAGACTTATTCAACAACTTCTTGTTGGTGGAACTACTTTAATTATTGGTGGCGGTTTGGCAGTGCTAGTATTTGTATTAGTAATTAAAGCTTTTGGATAATTATGGCAGCGAAGAAACTAGAAGAAGGCAGCGAATACGCTGATTACGATACAGATGGAGATGGTGTCGTTAGTGATAAAGAACTGGAGACAAGCAAAGAGTTGCAGGAGCTTCGTTTGCAACATGAGCGAGCGGATGCTCAAAGAGCGATGTCTTGGTTTGCTTTGTGGGGAATGCTGTTATATCCATCGTTAGTAGTAGCGTCAGAGCTTTTTGGCCTTAATCAGGCCGCGAGCATTCTGGGTGATATGGCGGCAGTATATTTTGTATCTGTTGCAGGTATTCTTGCTGCGTTTTTTGGGGCGCAAGCATGGTCAAATAGATCTAATGGGAATAGTAGGTAGAGCGTTTAAACACTATGGGCTTGCAAAGATTTAATTTTAAGTCTGGTATTTATAAAGAAGGTACAGCCTATAGCAATGAGGGCCGGTTTTTTGACGGCAATTTCATAAGGTTCAGATCTGGCTTTCCTGAAAAAATGGGTGGTTGGGTAAAAAGATATACTAACTCGTTTGTTGGTCGCTGCAGAAAGATAAAGCAGTGGGTTTCATTAACAGGTACAAAATACATTGGGTTAGGAACAACTAAAAAAACATACGTTATTCAAGGTGATACATTTGTTGATGTAACTCCATTACGCGCTACTACCAGTGCAGGGGATGTGACATTTGCAGCATCTAATGGTAGCTCTACTATTACGGTAACAGACACGGATCATGGTGCAGCTAAGGGTGACTTCGTTACATTTAGTGGGTCTGCATCATTGGGTGGTTTGATTACGGCGAATGTTTTAAATCAAGAATATGAAGTAGATTCAGTAACATCATCTAGTATTTATACATTTACGGCTAAAGATACGTCGGGTTCAACGGTAACTGCTAATGCTTCTGATACGGGCAATGGTGGCTCAAGCGTTGTTGGCGCATATCAAATTAATATTGGATTAGATGTTGCGGTAGCTGGCGGTGGTTGGGGTGCTGGAACATGGGGTAATGGCGGCTGGGGTCAGTCTACTGGAGACGATGTTACTAACACGTTAAGACTTTGGACGTTAGATAATTTCGGTGAAGACCTAGTGATGAACAATCGTTTAGGCAGTATTTATCTTTGGGATGCAACAGCGCCTACTACCAGAGCAAAAGAGTTATCAACAATATCAGGCGCAGCAGATCCACCAACTGAGTGTTTACAGATTGTAGTATCAACTCAAGATAGGCATGTTCTTGCAATAGGGTGCAATCCATTTGGCGAATCTAATATTGATCTCATGCAGATTAGATGGTGTACCCAAGAAAATGTATTAGATTGGAGACCAAGATCAACTAATACAGCAGGTGACTTGAGGCTATCGGTTGGGTCAACAATAGTAGGGGCATTACGCGGTAGGCAAGAAGTTGCAGTCTGGACTGACAATGCTCTTTATAGTTTACAGTTTGTTGGAGCGCCATTCATATTTAAAGCAAATATGATTACTGATGGCGTTAGTTTAATTAGTCCTAATGCTGCGGTCGTAGCTAATAATGTAATTTATTTTATGGATAAGCGTAATTTTTATGTTTATTCAGGAGCTGCACAAACGCTTCCTTGTACAGTTCGTGCATTTGTTTTTGATAACTTAAATGAGAAACAAGGTCAACAAGTTGCAGCATTTGCTAATACGGCTTACAACGAGGTGGGCTGGTTTTATCCATCTACAGGTTCTACAACAACAGACAAAATGGTTGTTTATAACTATGTAGAGCAAGCGTGGAGTGTTTCAGATTTAGCTAGAGATGCTTGGGATGATGCTGGTGCATCAACTGATTTCCCTATAGCGGTAAAAAGCACAGATGATGTTGGATATGTATTCAATCATGAAACAGGATTTAATGACGATGGATCTGCATTAACTGCATTTATAGAGACTGCTGACTTTGATATTGCTGATGGGGATAGTTTTGCGTTTGTTCGCAGATTATTGCCTGATCTTTCATTTGTAGGAGAATCAACTGATCCAGCTATTACATACTCTTTAAAGTCGAGAAACAATTCAGATGGCACATTAACAATAACCGGATCATCACAAGCACAAGGAATAAGTTTTGGTGATACAACATCTGCAACTATTTCTATTGCTGATGGATCGACATTAAATTTAGTAGGGGCAGGTGGTATCACTGCTACAGTTTCTGGAGATACATTAACCATCGACGGATCATCGGTAAGTGCTGATCTTGGCGACTTGCAAATAGCTGGATCAAAACTTTCTGTGCAGGATAGTAGTACAGTAGGCG